ATGGGATTGTTTGAAGTTGAAGAAAGAACGATCACAAATCCGGATGGAACGACAAAGATCAGAAAGACTACAAAGGTCACTGGTAAAGGGCAGCAGTATTTTATTAATAAGTTGCTTGCTGCAAGCTAAGAAAAAAATGAAGCATCCGGTTGATCTCTGTCCGTAGCAACCAACAACCAAGATTGTTGTAAAAAGTCGTAGTAATAGTCGTGGTAGTTGTGGGGGTCGGGATGATCTTAAGCGACAGGACGTAAAAAGATGATCACATATGCGGACAGAGATCAGCCGGATGGACTGAATTATATACCACAGTAACTATTAACCGCATAAGAAACAACCCAATGTATAAGCCATGAGCCTGCTGCCCAAGGCAGTGGGCAGAAAGGAGAACTGATGGTAGATTACAGCAAAGGATTTAAAAGACGTGTTGTACAGTTATGGATCCAACATGGTATGTCCACAAATGAGATCAGCAGAACATCAGGCATCGATCATAAGACATTGATGAGGTGGTATAAGCGTTTCTACCCTGAGATAACAGGGGGCGAGACAAAACACGAAGGTTTGCAGTGGCATTATGTAGGCAATTGTGCCGGATATCATAAGTAAAGGAGTATGATCAGACAGCTTAACTTTCTATCTGATTAAGATTCTTCAAGTAACTATTAACGAAGCAAGCAAACATAAACATATTTTTTCAGGTTTTTTGTATTTTTATTTTTCACAAACTAGATTTGGTATTACAATTTTTCAACAAATCGCGAAACGAAGAATCACAGCAGTTTATATGATCAAGCAAAGAATAAGGAGAAAGTGATCAGTATAAGCTGTTTCAGGTAGAAAGTTAAGCTGTCTGAGAAAACGATATGAGATATAAAGAAAATTTCAAGAAAGGAATGGTACGACTGATCATCTCAACAGGGATAAGCTATAAGAAGCTGTCAGAGCTGACAACGATCAGCCAGCCAACATTGAAAAAATGGGATGATGAATACCGGCAGGAGTGCCTGGATGAGAAGAAGAGAGAAACTGAGAGACTAAAGAAGCAGGAAGAAGAGAGCATGAGATGCACGGCGTGGCACCAGTATGGATCCGGTGCAGGTCGGTTTGAGTAGAAGGAGATAAAAATGACAGAGCAAAAAGAACAAGAGATCGTAGATAGAGTTGAAAAGAGAGTTTTAGAAAAACCCGAAAAGAGTGTATGTAAAGAAGATACACAGAAAGTATTACAAGAACCAAGAAATAAATGGTTTAAAGATGCAAATGGATTCGGAACAGATTCGTTAATGGCAAATGCATTGGGAAATTCATTCATAGCATGGAGTGCATGGGAGCAGATTCGGCGATTAACATGTGTTGCTTGCGGAAAGAAATATGTAAGGCAGCTTACAGAAGACGATCATGCAGAAGAGGTATGTGAGCAGATTTGCCAGACAATTTATGATATTGCAATGATGAGAAAGAAGGATGATCAGAATGGGGAAGCTTGATAAAGAACAAGAAGCCAGAATGGCAGGAATGGCATATGCGTTAGGCATTGCAGAAAAAAAGGGAATTGATGGATTAAGAAAAGAGCTTCAGATGCGAGGAGCATTGAGAGTTGGACTTCTGATCGACAACGACAGATTAGATAAAGCTTTTGAAATCCTAGCAACAACACTCTATGGAAACATCATGACAACAGCATTTTCAGCACTGGCAGATAGCGAAGGCTTTGGAGAAAAGAGGCTTCGAAGATTCAAAGAGGCATATGATCATAAATCCATGTGCCTGGTATCTCTGGATCAGTATGCAGAACATTTTGTAACATTTGAAGACATGGCAATTGATTTAAAGAAACGTTATAACATTGACATGAATGCAGAAATGATTGCATCAAACCAGGAAGTGATCGATAAAGGGCGAAGAGTGTTACCGAATGTAATCAAGTTATTGGAGCATGAAAATCAGCACGAAGCAGCAGACGTATTAAGAGAGCATTTACATGAGGCGGTGGCAGTATGGTAAACAAGAAAGAATTTAAAGGCTACATCTGTGAGATCACAGGCAAGCAAATTAAGGACATGAAGCTGTGTCCGGACAAGGAGCAGAAGCTAAGGGTTCGGATCAAGTGTGATGATAGTTGTATTCATTGTGAGAAGGAAGTGATTGATAATGACTGACGAAGAAAAAAGAAAGGAAGTTGATGACGAAATGCAGAAAGACCGTTTCTATTAATTGTTAAAGAAAGTTAAGGAACAACTAATATATCAATTAATACATCAACTAAGAGATTAAGGAGAAGAGAATATGAATTTAGAAGAAACTATCAAATACACAAGAAAAAAAGCAGAAGAAATGGCAACAAAAAGCGTTGAATTATTTCCAAGTTGCGAGGGCAGAAAATACTTAGATTGTGCGGAAGAATATTATCAACTTGCAGACTGGTTGGAAGAGCTGAAAGAGTTGAGGAAATACAAAGAAAAATATAGATGGCACAATGTAAAAGAACATCCAGATGATTTGCCAAATGGCAACTATCTTAAAGGGGTATGGTTTGATGTGATTTTATTTAAAATTAAAAATTCTCCAACAAGATTAAATATGCAGTATTGCGAAGATTTAGGGTTTGGCTTTTACCAGAGTAGTAAAAATAGTAGGAGAAAATTTATTACAGCAGGCGAAGCAAACTTAACCGAAGTGGTTGCATGGCGAGAGATTGAAGAATTTGAAAGCGAGGAAGAATAATGGATAGAGGGGTGTTAAGAATATGATTATTGGGTTTTTAAGCGGATTATTTATCGGATCAGTTGCAGGAGTGGCAGTAATGTCACTCTGTAGTGCAGCGAAAGAGAGGGATGAGTTATGACAAGAGATCAGAAGATATGGAGATTAAATAGATATTGCGTTAATCATCAATGCAATCGACAAGAGTGTGGAATTTATCAAGAATGTTCTGCTAGTGGTGGAAAATTTTTTGAAAATTTAGATGATACAAAAATCAATGAATTGTATAGCAAACTGTTTGGAACATCAATTACCGACAGGCTGACAGGAGTAATAACAGTAAGCGATGATCTGAAAAAAGTAAAACAAGAAATGTGCGACGGTTATTGTGTGTATAAAAAAATGACACCGCATTTTGATGAAACAAGTGCAGGAGCATGCATATTATGCCCACTGAAAAATTATAAGGAGTGATACATAAATGGGATATCAAGATTGTCCATGCGTAAACTGTGATCATAAAGCAGATGGAGAGAAGAGAGTTGCATGTAGAAAGAAATGCACTGAATTTACTGCATGGAAGTTGAGTATGCAGGCAATAAGGCAAAAGAAAAAAGAAGATAAAGACAAATACTATTCGACAACCAAAGGGAAGTTTTACAAAAGAAACCTGATGAAGCAAAAAGGTGGAAGAAAGATATGGTAGATCCATGCAAAGCCTGTGCAGAGATAATCTGCATGGGCATTTGTGCCGATCGGGCGCAATACAAACAGGAGTACCAGGAGATGACAGATCGGATAAGGCAGCAGATAATAAATCGTAACAGGAGGGGAGAACGTGGGCAAGAACGTACTGATCCAATACACAGACATGATTGAAGAAGTAAAAGATATAAGAAAAAGAATCTTGCAAACAGAGAAGCAGATCAGCAGGATTGAGGAAGAAGGAACCGTAAAAGACACAGTAAGCGGTGGCATGGGTGGAATACAGCACTTTGTTGTTGAGGGTATGCCAGTACCAGAACTTAGCAGAAAGAAGCTGCTGCTTAATAAGCGAAAAGCTATGTTGATCGAAAAAGAAAATGAACTTCTGGAACTCATGAATCAAGCGGAAGAATATATAAATAGCATTGAGAAGAGTGAACTAAGAATGATGTTTAGATTTTATTACATTGACGGCATGACGTGGCTGCAGGTAGCACATAAGATGAATCAGTTACACCCTAAAAGGCGAGTAGCTTATACAGAAGACAGCTGCAGAATGAGAAATACAAGATTTTTTCAAGAAAATTAGAAAATGTTCGGTCACGTTCGCAAAAAATAGGCTAATATATAGGCTAGAGCGATTAGATGAAGCGATACTTCATAAATGTTCCTTTTTCTTGCTAATAAAAATACGTACAAAATACGCATAAAATTATTGACTTATACGCATTTTGTACGTATAATGAACATATAAATTAAAAAAAGGAGAGTTTTTCATGAAGAGAAGAGATTTGATTAAACTCCTTGAAAAAAATGGATGGTATTTAAAACGGAATGGTGGGAACCATGATCTATATACAGATGGTAACAGAATTGAGCCAATTCCAAGACATCCAGAGATTAAGGAGCGATTAGCTAAATCTATTATCAAGAAACTGGGGCTTTAAGCCCCAGACTTGGTGGATTCATGAAAAACAAAAATGAAAAAAGGATCAAACGGCAAGATTTTAGGAGGAACGGAAACATGGCAAAGAAAGTAGCGTATCCGGTTATTTTAAAACCGGATCAAGAAGGGTATTATGTAGAAATCCCTGATTTTGATATCGCTACAGAAGGCGATACAATAGCAGAGGCTATGGAAATGGCCAGAGATGCTATTGGATTGATGGGGATTGATATGGAAGATGAGAAAAAAAGTCTTCCAGAACCAAATTCAAAAGCTCAAAATGTAGAAGCAGGAGACACAGTAACACTTGTAGATGTAGACTTTACAGAGTACAGAAAGAGAGTGGATAATAAAGCAGTTAAGAAAAACTGTACAATTCCATATTGGATGAGTGTAGAAGCCGATAAAGCGGGAATTAATTATTCACGAGTATTACAAGATGCAATTTCTAATATATTAGGAGTTGCGCGTACAACAAAAGGTTAATCAAATCTCAAAATATATTGAATTAAGCACCTTCGGGTGCTTTTTTCGTGCATAAATTTAAGGACCTCTAGCTCAGCAGGTCAGAGCAGTCGGCTCATAACCGATCGGTCCAGGGTTCGAGTCCCTGGAGGTCCATTTAAGAAATAAGAAAGAAGGTGGTAATGTTTGAATGAAGAAAAAAACTACATATTGGCAGAATCCGATTATGTGGCCGGAATGAAGTATAAAGACATTGCTGCCAAGTATGAAGTTTCGATAAATACTGTGAAATCGTGGAAGAAACGATACGCATGGTCGAGGAACAAAAAGACAGGATGCATCCAAAAGGGGTGCACACAAAATAAAAAGGGTGCACACAAAAAAGAAGCCGTTGCAGAGGATGTAAGTCAAGTTGTAATTAACGATGAACTTACCGATCAGCAGCAGCTTTTTTGTTTGTATCAATCTAGGATGTTTAATTACACGAAAGCTTACATGAAAGCTTATCCAGGATGTACTTATGCATCTGCTGCCGTATTAGGAAGCAGGCTTATGAAGAATCCAGTGATCAGAAAAGAGATTGAACAGCTAAAGCAGAATCATATGAACAGGGAACTGCTAAAGCAGGAAGATATCTTTCAAAAGTACATGGATATTGCGTTTGCAGATGTGACAGATTATGTATCGTTTGGGCGAGAAAATATTCAAGTTATGGGTGCTTTTGGTCCAGTAATGGTAGAAAACAAAGAAACTGGAGAAAAAGAAGTTCTCGAAAAAGAAGTCAATACTGTGAAATTCAAACAATCTGAAGATGTTGATGGAACGTTGATTACGGAAGTGAAGCAAGGAAAAGACGGAGCGAGCATTAAGCTGGTTGATAAGATGAAAGCTTTGCAATGGCTTGCAGACCATATGGATATTGCTACAGCTGAACAGAAAGCGAAGATTGAGCAGATCAGAGCTAAGACAGAACAAATCAGACACAGTGAAACTGATACAGGAGAATATGCTGTTCACTCTTGGATGGAAGCAGTAAAAAAAGCGAGGGAATCAGATGGATGATAGAGTATTACATGATTTCCTTGTAGAGAGTATTCCTTTATGGCAGCAGAACCCAGTTCAATTTTTTGAAGAAGTTCTTTCCTTTTATCCGGATGAATGGCAAAAAGAGGCAGCATTTGCTCTAAGAGATAATCCAAAAGTAACGATCAAATCTGGACAGGGTGTTGGAAAGACAGGATTTGAAGCTGCAACACTGCTGTGGTTTTTAAGCTGCTTTGAGAATGCAAGAGTTGTAGCAACAGCCCCAACGCTACACCAGTTGAACGATGTTCTTTGGGCAGAGGTTTCAAAGTGGCAAAGTAAATCTCCGTTATTGAAGGAGATACTACAGTGGACCAAAACAAAAATATCTATGATTGGCAGCAAAGAACGCTGGTATGCAGTAGCAAGAACAGCAACTACTCCAGAAAATATGCAAGGATTCCATGAGGATAATATGCTGTTCATTGTTGATGAAGCTTCTGGTGTTGCAGATCCGATCATGGAAGCAATCTTAGGTACTCTGACAGGAGTAAATAATAAACTGCTGCTTTGTGGAAACCCAACAAAAGCAAGCGGTACATTTTATGACAGTCATACATCTGATCGTAAATTATATTATTGCATTACTGTAAATTCCGCAGAGTCTAAAAGAACTAATAAAGACAACATTGATTCTCTGATCAGAAAATATGGAGAAGAAAGTAATGTTGTCAGAGTCAGGGTAAAAGGATTGTTTCCTAAACAGGATGATGATGTTTATATGCCTTTGGAAATGTTGGAATCATCAATCATCTTGGAAGAGATACCACCAGCTGATATTTGTACTTTAGGAGTCGATGTGGCTCGCTTTGGCGACGATGATACAGTGATCGCAAGGAATATGAATAACAAGATCACATTAGAAAAGATCAGACATGGGCAGGACCTAATGAAGACTGTAGGAGATGTTGTTGTAGAGTGTAGGAATATCAAAGAAAAGTTTAAATATAAAAAAACAATATATGTGATCATAGATGATACTGGTCTTGGTGGCGGAGTAACAGATCGTTTGAATGAATTAAAATCGGAGGGAAAGTTATCTGGTGTAGTGATTGTTCCGGTTAATTTTTCTGCTGCCGTTCCAGACAAGAAAGCAGCAGAAAAATATCATGATATCACATCTTATGCATGGTCCATATTAAGAGACATGTTAGAAGAAAAAGAAACAATATTACCAAATGACACAGAACTTATCGCACAATTGAGTGCAAGAAAATATGATCTTAGTTCATCGGGAAAGATACGACTAGAATCGAAAAAAGCAATGAAAGAACGCATTGGAGAATCCCCAGACCGGGCAGATGCTGTTGTTTTATCTTGCTACAGAAACAAAATTAAACCAATCAGTGTTCCAACGTCACTTATTGGAACAAAAGATAGTTATTGGAGGTGAAATAGCATTGTATGATGAAATTGGTCGCATCGGTCAAAATCGGTGGGGCGGTAGCTTTTATGAAGAATTTCTTCCAGAGTTGAGAGGACAACGTGGAGTTAAAGTATATACCGAAATGGAATCCAACGACGATGTGGTAGGAGCAATTATATTTGCATTAGACACTTTATTAAGACAGGCTACGTTTTCGGTCGAACCACAAGGGGATGATCAGGCAGATATCAAGGCAGCAGAATTTATAGAAAGCTGTATGAATGATATGCAAGATACTTGGACAGATACAGTTTCTGAAATCCTATCATTTCTTACATATGGCTGGTCGTACCATGAAATCGTATATAAGCGAAGATCAGGTAGGACAGGAAATCCTAAGACAAATAGCAAGTATGATGACGGCTTAATTGGATGGAGAAAACTTCCTATCCGATCACAGGATTCTCTATACCAATGGGAGTACGACGATGAAGATAACCTTATTGGAATGACCCAGATGCCACCGCCAAATTTTGGACTTTATACGATCCCACTGGAAAAGGCAATCCATTTCAGGACCAGATCCAGAAAAGGAAATCCAGAAGGGCGAAGTATTCTTAGAAATGCTTATCGTTCTTGGTACTTCAAGAAAGGCATTCAGGAGTTTGAAGGAATCGGGATTGAACGAGACCTCGCCGGTATACCGATGGTTACACCGCCGGAAGGTGTTGACCTGTACAATCCAGATGATCCGGAAGGATCAAGAATGTTGGCATGGGCAAATAGTTTGGTAAAGAATGTCCGACAAGACAAAAGTGCTGGAATCGTGTTACCACCGGGATTTAAGTTCGAGCTTGTTTCCACAGGTGGAAGCAGACAAATTGATACGAACGAGATTATAAATCGTTATGATAGCCGCATAGCAATGACAACGCTTGCGGATTTTATTTTGCTAGGACATGAACACACCGGATCATTTGCATTGTCCGATGATAAGACAGAGTTATTTGCTATAGCTATTGGATCATACCTTGACATTATCTGTGAAGCGTTTAATAACCAAGCGATCCCAAGATTGATTGATCTAAACGGAGAACATTTCAAGGGGATCACAGACTACCCGAAGATGGTTCACGGAGATATTGAAAAGATCGACATGAACAAATTAGCACAGTACATTCAGGCAATGGTCGGCACTGGTGTATTGATCCCTGACGACGAACTGGAAACATATGTTCGAGAGGCTGGTAATTTGCCACCAAAGGTAGCTAACGATGAAAGATTCATTGATCCTGACAGAGAAGATCAGCAGACAAATGATCTTGGATCACAGGGAAATAATGTACACCCAGAGGACAATCAGGACGTTGCCGAAGATGATGGAAAGGTACAGGAAGCCAAGAAACGATTAGGAAGGAGCTGATTATATGTTCCTATTCCGAAAGGTTAAGAAGCGTGGATCGATGAAGCCAAATGATGTGAAAGAAGCATTAGAGAGGTTTCTTAATAGCAGCAGTCCAGAATTAACACGCTTGCTGGTCAGGTATTGGAAGGATCAGCAGACGGTTTTTACATTTAAAGAGATCAGAGAAGCTATTCAGGCTGGTGTGATCTCCAAGAAATCTGTAGAAGAATGGCAACAGGATTATTCAAAACTGGTTCATGATAAGATTGCACCAGAGATGGTTAAAGCAATGAAAGCTGGTGCTAAAAATCAAAACCAGCACAAAGGAATAGACATTGGATATAAATTTGATGCAGATCATTGGGCGGTATCTGATTGGTTGGAAAAGCACACAGCTGAGCTTGTAACGAATTGTACAAGAGTACAGAAAGATGCAATTCAGTCAATGATCGATCTAGGTATAAGAAAGCATATGGGGACAGATGAACTTGCAAGGTTTATCCGTCCTTGTATTGGTTTAACGAAGCCACAGACACAAGCGGCTATGAAATACTATGAGAATATCAAGGAAGAGCTTACTAAGAAACATCCTAGGACAAGTCCAGAGAAGATCGAGAAAATGGCGAGAGATAAGCAAATGAAGTATGCAGAGAAAAGGCTAAGAGAAAGAGCCGTCACGATCGCACAGACCGAAAGAGCGTTTGCATATGAGTATGGCAGATATCAGCATATAAAGAATCTTGTCGATCAAGGCATATTGCCACCACAGGATAAAAAATGGTCTGCCACGGACAGTGAGAATACATGCAGCACATGTAGAGAACTGAACGGCAAAGTTGTTGGAATGGACGAAGAATTCACTCCAGGAAAGTTGCTTCCGCCACTGCATCCGAGGTGTAAATGCTGTGTTATGTATGTCAATTCAAAATCTATGGCTGCAGCGTATGAAACAGAAGAAGATGAACTGCGAGAGTACAGCACAGAGGAAATAGAGACTCATGCTAATAAAATGTCAGAGATTGCAGACAAACATCTTGATCTTGAAAG